GGTGTTTTAGGAAAAGCAAATAATAATGGTACTATTTTAGTATCAGATAAAATTACAGATCCAATAGAAAGAAAAAGTGTAATTGATCATGAAAAAGTACATATTGACCAAATGCAAAGAGGTGATTTAGATTATGATGATGATTTCGTATATTGGAAAGGAAAAAAATATTCACGCGACGACATGAAAGAAGGCGCGCAAAATTTACCATGGGAAGCAGAGGCGTACGCTAAAACTGATCCATTTGAAAAATATTAATTATGGCATATAAACAAAACAATCCATTTAGTAGAAAAACTAGTAACCCAGTAAAACAAGTTGGAGTTCCGGGCTTAGGAAGAGCGGTGCAATCATATGTACAATCAGATCCTAGAATAGATCCTAGTTTTAAACCTACTACTCGTAGACCATATTATTCTTTAGTAGACGAAAGAGGCGGAGAATATAAAGAAGGTGGAATAGCAGGTTATAGAGGTCCAGATACTATGATTGAAAGACCTACAGGATCAATGGCTTATGGATATTCTACTGGAGATTATTACCTTAGCGATCCTTACATGCAAGAAGGTTTAAAATTTGATCCAGAATCTGGGTATAGTAGAAGAATGTTGCCTATAACTTATGATAAAACAGAATTAGGAGCGCCTTCTAGAGCATTTATTGATTCAACAGGTGGTGTTATAAGAGATGAATTTGGTAATTTAGATCCAACTTTTAGAAACATGCGTTCTGGTGGATACAATCTAGCTAATAAAAAAGAAAGAGAAGAGTTTGAAAAATTAAGAAATAAAATGTATGAAAATCAAACTAGACAATTAGAAAGAGCTAATGTAATGTATAAGTTAGGTTCTAGTCCTGAAGAATATTTAGGTTATTTTCAAGATAGACAAGAAGAAAGAAATTTACCAAACTATCAAGATCGACCTTCTACACAAAAATTATATGAAAGAATAGGAGCACCTGGATCTGAAGAAAGAGCTCAAATTATTGCAAGAATAAATCAACGATACGGTTTATAATGTCTAAAAAAAAGTTTAAAGATACAACTGTTGGTCAATTATTGTTTGGAGCAGCGTCTGTAATAAATCCTACCTTAGGAAACGTATTACAAGGTGTTACTTCTCCTAAAGAAGCAATAGCTGAAATAACTAAATCAGACGTTTCTTTAGAAGATAAAATTAAATTACAACAATTAATATACGAACAACAAAATAAAGAAATAGAAGCTATTACTTCAAGATGGGAAGCTGACTCAATGTCTGATTCTTGGTTTGTATTTTCTTTTGCAGGTATATTAGACAGTATCGATACTATTCCGTTTAACATACATGAAACCTGGAATGATACTTTTGAAAAAGTTATGATGGCTGTAGTATTAGCGTATTTTGGTGGACGAAGTAGTGAAAAGGCGGTTAGTATATTTAAAAAGTAAAAACACTTAATAATAAGTAATTATAATTTTAAGAAATTAAATTAAATTAAATAAAATGAAACAATTACTATTAGGACAAATACCAGTTATTATGTCGTTATACTACATGATGATGAAAATGGATACGAGTTTGTTAATTTTTCTTTTGTAGAAAATCAAACATTAAAAGAAACCTTAATAGAAGAAGGTAAAAATTATGTAAAAACTCAAATACATAATCCAACAAATAATTTTAAAACTAAAATAAAATATACTTTTATAGATGGTGAACTACACTGTACTTTGGATAATGACAAATTAAATTAAATAAAATGGCAGAAAACAAAAAACTTACAGAAAAAGAGTTTGAAACAGTAGTAGATTTTCAAACTAAATTAAACAACTTGTTGCTTAACATAGGAGCTATAGAGTCTCAAAAACATGGACTTTTACATGAGTTAGCTGGTGTTAATCAAGATCAAGAAAAGTTTAAAAAAGAATTACAAGATAAATACGGATCGGTTAATATTAATTTAAAAGATGGTTCTTTTGAAGAGATAGTGCAGGAAAAAGAAGATGAATAATGTAATACGTAAAATCAGTATTGGTGCTGATTATAAAAATGACGCAATGCATTATTCTATAAATCAAGAAGTGTACGGTGGTCATACTATATCTCATATTTTATTTGAAGAAAAAGACAATTCATATAATATACATATAAAAAAGAACAATGAAATATTACCTTGGAAGAAGTTTAATTCTAACATGGCAATATCAATTGAATATGATTTAGAATATTAATGAAAAGTTTATATAATTTTATTGTAAAGCCATTAGGCGAAAGATATGCAAATACTAAAAAAATAGGTGAAAAAGAATTAATTTTAAATACTAAAATTGAGTCTTGGAAATTTGTAAATAGGTTTGCCGAAGTAGTATCAACGCCTTTGGCTTTTACAACTTCTATAAATAAAGGTGATATTATAGTTGTGCATCAAAATGTTTTTAGAAGATTTTACGATATGCAAGGTGAGCAAGTAAATAGTAGATCATATTTTAAAAATGATTTATATTTTGTAGCTATTGATCAAATATATTTATATAAAAATAAAGATAAATGGTTGTCTTTTGGTGATAGATGCTTTGTAAAACCAATAAAAAATTCTGAATCTATATTGAATAGAAAAGAAGATCCTTATGTTGGTATACTAAAAATAGGTAATAATTCACTAGAAGCATCTAGAATTAATCCAGGAGACATGATTGGTTTTAAACCAGGTGCTGAATGGGAGTTTTTTATAGATGAAGAACGACTTTATTGTATGAAATCAAATGATATTGTAATTAAATATGGACACAAAGAAAATAAAGAAGAATATAATCCAAGCTGGGCGAATAGCAGTTGATGAATTAATTAAAGTAGCTAAAGAGCCGATTATTGATTTTGGTCCGGATATATCTGCTGATAGATTAAAAAACGCAGCAGCAACTAAAAAATTAGCTATATTTGATGCTTTTGAAATTTTATCTAAAATAAACGAAGAAGAAAATATTATTGAAGGTAAAGTAGAAGAACAAACTAAAAAACCAAAAGAGTTTAAAGGTTTTGCAGAAGGGAGGTCTAAATAATGTATCAACAAAGTTTATATAAAGTATTAGACAACCATATTAAACCTAAAATTATTAAAAAAAATAATAGGTATAAAAAATGGGAGTACGGCTATAACATAGAATAAAAAATGGGAGTACGGCTATAACATAGAGCATGATGTTGTTGTTATTAGCAAAACAGGTGAAATAGGTGAAATATATGAAATACAAAACTTAAAAATAGCTTTACCTAAAGAAAAAAATACACATAAATTTGAGTCAAATAGATTTGAATACAAACCTATACCTAAAGAATTACAAAGAATAAAAACTATATTTGATTGGGAAGAATATTCTTTAGATTTTAAAGAAAAATGGTATGAGTGGTCTAAGATTGACGTCGGGAAACCAGATTTCCGTGAAGCAAACAGATTATTCTTTTTATTCTGGGAAGCTTGTAAAGCCGACGTACGGTCTTACGGGATGTGCTACCTTAAGAACAGGCGTTCTGGGTTCTCATTTATGGCATCCGGAGAGGTCGTTAATTTGGCAACCATATCCTCTGACGTTAACTACCCTTTCTTTTTCAAACCGATACAGGACGGTATGGACAGGCCAAAGACCGAGCTCGCCTACCGTGTCCCAGCCAGTAAATTTACCAGACGTAAACTTACCGCCAACGAAACCTTACCGGAATTACAGGGATTGGACACCACAATCGACTGGAAGAACACGGGGGATAACTCCTACGATGGGGAGAAACTCAAACTCCTCGTCCATGATGAATCGGGGAAGTGGGAAAAACCCAACAACATCCTCAACAACTGGAGGGTCACGAAGACAACATTAAGATTAGGTAGTAGAGTTATAGGTAAATGTATGATGGGTTCAACGTGTAACGCGTTAGACAAAGGTGGTGGTAATTTTAAGAAATTATACAATGATTCAGATGTTACAAAAAGAAACCGCAATGGACAGACTCGCTCGGGACTATATTCTTTGTTCATACCTATGGAATGGAATTACGAAGGATACATTGATTCTTATGGAATACCTGTATTCAACACACCGAAAGACATTATTAAAGGACCTCAAGGAGATCCAATAACATTAGGAGTAATAGATTATTGGCAAAATGAAGTTGATGGTTTAAAAGACGACCAAGATGCTTTAAATGAATTTTACAGACAGTTTCCAAGAACAACTGAACATGCTTTTAGAGACGAGGCAAAATCTTCGTTATTTAATTTAACTAAAATATACGAGCAGATTGATTGGAACGAAGATATTAAAAATACATCTGTTGTAACACAAGGTAATTTCCAGTGGATAGGAGGAATAAAAGACACAGAAGTTGTTTTTAATCCTAATACAAATGGAAGATTTTTTATTTCTTGGGTTCCACCTAAAAGATTACAAAATAATGTAATATTAAAATTAGGTAAAAAATATCCTGGTAATGAACAACTTGGAGCATTTGGTTGTGACCCTTATGATATATCAGGAACTGTTGATAGACGTGGATCAAAAGGTTCACTACACGGTTTAACTAAGTTTAGTATGGAAGATTGTCCACCTAATCATTTCTTTTTAGAATATATAGCTAGACCACAAACAGCAGAAATATTTTTTGAAGACGTGTTAATGGCGTGTATATTTTATGGTATGCCAATACTTGCTGAAAATAATAAACCAAGATTATTATATCATTTTAAAAGGCGAGGTTATAGAGGTTTTGCTATGAATAGACCAGATAAAATATATAATAAATTATCTGTAACTGAAAGAGAAATAGGTGGTATACCTAACTCAAGCGAAGACATTAAACAAGCTCATGCGTCAGCAATTGAAAGTTATATTGAAAGTTATGTTGGATTAAGATCAGATGGTACTTATGGTGATACTTATTTTCAACGAACATTAAATGATTGGTCAAGATTTGACATAAATAATAGAACAACTCACGATGCTTCTATTAGTTCAGGTCTTGCTATTATGGCTTGCAATAAACATAAGTATAGACCTGTTCCTAAAATAGTTAGACAAAGTTACGACTTAGGAATAAAAAAATATGATAATAGAGGTTCTTTATCAAAAATTATAAACTAAATGAATATAAATTATAATAATAGTGTATTTCCTAGCCAAGTAGTTAGTGATGCTGAAAAATCTTCAATAGAATACGGTAGACAAGTTGCCAGAGCTATTGAAAGCGAATGGTTTGCGCAAGGTAGAACTAATGGCAATAGATATTTAACTACATGGAATAATTATAATAGATTAAGATTATATGCTCGAGGAGAACAACCAACACAAAAATATAAAGATGAATTATCTATCAACGGTGATTTATCTTATCTTAATTTAGATTGGAAACCTGTTCCTATAATTTCTAAATTTGTAGATATTTTAACAAACGGTATATCTAATAAAGATTATGATATAAACGTTTTTGCTCAAGATCCAGATTCAGTAGAAAAAAGAACTAATTACGCAGAAATGCTAGCTCAAGACATGTTTGCTAGAGATGTAATGAAGCAAATAACAAGTACATTAGGTTCCCAATTATTTAATACTGATATACCTGAGGATCAAATGCCTCAAACAGCAGAAGAATTAGAACTTCATATGCAATTATCTTATAAACAAAGTATTGAGATTGCAGAAGAAGAAGCTATTAATCAAGTGTTAGATGTAAATAGATGGGATTTAATTAGACGTAGAATAAATTATGATTTAGTTACATGTGGTATTGGAGCTGTTAAAACTAATTTTAATGTATCAAATGGTATAACAATAGATTACGTTGATCCTGCTAATTTAGTATATTCTTATACAGAAGATCCAAATTTTGAAGATATATATTATGTAGGTGAATTAAAAATGGTTACATTGCCAGAAATAGCAAAACAGTTTCCTTCTTTAGATAATGCTACGTTAGAAAAAATACAACAACAAGAAGGTAACAGAACCTACATGTATGGTTATGGTAACGGACCTTACGATGAAAGCACAATACCTGTACTATATTTTGAATATAAAACATATCAAGATCAAGTATTTAAAATAAAAGAAACTCCAAATGGTTTAATAAAAGCTATTGAAAAACCAGATACTTTTAATCCACCAGTAAATGAAAATTTTGAAAGAGTAGGAAGAACAATAGAAGTATTATATAGAGGAGTTAAAATACTAGGAACTGATTTATTGTTGCAATGGGAAATGTGTCCAAATATGACAAGACCTTTTGCTGATACTACTAAGGTTGAAATGAATTATGCTATATGCGCGCCTAGAATGTATAAAGGACGTATTGATTCTACAGTAAATAGAATAACTGGATTTGCTGATATGATTCAAATAACTCATTTAAAACTACAACAAGTAATTGCTAGAATGGTTCCAGATGGTGTGTTTTTAGATATGGACGGACTTGCTGAAGTTGATCTTGGTAATGGTACAAATTACAATCCAGCTGAAGCATTAAACATGTATTTTCAAACTGGTTCTGTAGTTGGTAGATCATTAACACAAGATGGTGAGTTAAATAGAGGTAAAGTTCCAGTACAAGAATTAGCAACAGGTTCAGGTCAAGCTAAAATACAAAGTTTAATATCTACATATAATTATTATTTACAAATGATAAGAGATGTGACAGGATTAAACGAGGCTAGAGACGGTAGTTTAGCTGATAAAGACACTTTAGTTGGTTTACAAAAAATAGCAGCACAAGCTTCTAATATTGCTACTAAACATATTAATAATGCTAGTTTATTCTTAACGCTTAGAATATGTGAAAATATATCTAAAAAAATTAAAGATATGTTAGATTATCCATTAACAGCTAACGCTTTAAGAGATAGTTTAAATATATTTAATGTATCTACATTATCTCAGTTAGATAAATTAAATTTACATGACTTTGGTATATTCTTAGATTTAGAACCAGATGAAGAAGAAAAAGCGAAACTAGAACAGAATATACAAATAGCTTTATCTAGTGGTGGTATAGACTTAGAAGATGCTATTGAAATACGTCAAATACGTAATTTAAAATTAGCAAATCAAATGCTAAAACAAAAGCGTAAGCGTAAACAACAAAGAGAAAGACAAATGCAAGTTGAAATGGCTCAGCAACAAGCTAATGCTAATTCTCAAGCGGCTCAAGCTGCGGCAGAAGCTGAAGTTCAAAAACAACAAGCATTAACTTCTGAAAAAGTAAACTTTGAACAAGCTAAGTCTCAATTTGAAATACAGCGTATGCAAACTGAAGCTGAAATTAAACGTCAATTAATGGCTGAAGAATTTAATTATCAACTTCAATTAGAACAAGTAAAGGTACAAGCTGAAAAACAAAAAGAACAAGAAATAGAAGATCGTAAAGACAAAAGAACAAGAATAGCTGGCACTCAACAAAGTCAAATGATAGATCAAAGAAAAAATGATTTACTACCAATAGACTTTGAACAACAAGGTGGTCAACCACCAATGCCTGCTATTTAGTATTAATTATTTAATTATATTATATTATGGCAGAAAAAAAGGCGGCCGTAGAGGTCAAGCAAGAAGGTGAATTTACTTTAAAAGGTAAAGTAAAACCTAAAAAACCAAAACAATTAGGTAAAAAAGCTGAAGTCGCAAAAGTAGACTTATCTAAAGATCCTAATGTTAAAATAGAAGAACCAATAAAAGTTGATTTAACTAATAAAAAAGAAGACAATGCCGTTCAAGCACAAAAGACAAATGATAGCGATGTTGTTGTCGAAGAACAAAAAGACAGTGGCAACAGCAAAGGAGTGGTTGAAGAAATACGGTCCACCGAAGAAAAAGTAGAATCTCCTATTGAAATAATAGAAGAAATAAAAGAAGAAGAAGTTAAACAAAAAGAGTTTAAAAAAGAAGAAACTCCGATTGTTGAAACTCCTAAACTACCTGAAAATGTAGATAAACTAGTTAAGTTTATGGAAGAAACAGGTGGTACAGTAGAAGATTATGTAGAGTTAAATAAAGATTATTCAAAATTAAATAATGATCAACTTTTAACAGAATACTTAAGAAAAACTAAACCTCATTTAGATTCAGAAGATATTAATCTTATAATGGAAGATTACAAATATGATGAAGACATAGATGAGCAAAAAGATATACGAAGAAAAAAGCTAGCTTATAAAGAAGCTGTAGCAAGTGCAAGACAGGATTTAGAAAGTAGAAAAAATAAATACTACGCTGAAATAAAACAAAGACCTGGAGTTACACAAGAACAGCAAAAAGCTATGGACTTTTTTAATCGTTATAATAAACAGCAAGAAACTATAAAGCAAACTCAAGAAGATTTTCAACAACGTACTAAAAGTTTATTTAACACTGATTTCAAAGGTTTTGATTACAATGTGGGAGATAAAAAATTTAGATACAAAGTTCAAGATCCGAGTAAGATAGCTGAAACTCAA